GTATTTAATTACATTTTTGCACATCCAACGAGCAGACATCATTGCTTCATCACTAGTAACCCAGTTATGTCCTAACATTCCACGTCTTACTCTTTCTTCTTTTCCTAAATCGAAACATTCTTTAATTGCTTTAGATAAATCTCTAAAATCCAATCTATCATCCCAAATATAAGGAGTAGGAGGTGAACCAACAAGTGAACTATTACTTGGAAATACTGGTATAGCCCACTCACCATGTTTTTTATATGTTCCAAAATGGTTTGAGCAAAAATCTGAGCTGAATTTAATCCACTCACCATTTTCATCTTCAAAGCGCATTTGGTCTTGCATACCACCAGTTACATTAGCAATAATCATCTTACCACACATCATTGCTTCAGTTAAACTTAATCCCCAACCCTCATTTGATGAAGGTAAAACACATACATCAGATAAGTTATAAATTAAATTAAGTTCTGGAGATGATATTCTATTATTTGAGAAGAATATATTTGCTTTATCATTACATAATAAATCTTTTACTGCTATTAAGTCAGTACCATGTTCATCAACAGGTTGAGTATGTAATACTAAAGCACATTTTGCTGCTTGTTCATCTGTTAATCCATCAACAAATAACTGATATGCAGCTATTAAATCAGAAGTACACTTACGTCTAATATTTCTAGCATTGTAGAAAACAACGTACTCGTATTCTTTATTTCCAAAGAGTGTTTTTTTAATTTCTTGCAGTCTATTTTGTTCGCTGTGATTTATATCAACAGGAAAGAACATTTTTTCATTTATACCATGAGGTACATAAGCAACAATTTTGTCTTTTGCTTTATCACCTAATACTATTCTGTTAATGTTTTCTGTTTGTTTACTAATTGCAAGCAAAGCATCACATGACTCATAGTATGGCTCATTGTATAAAGGAGCAGGTAAGTCATCCCAAATATTCAAATAAATAAATGGTAGTTTTTTTCTAAATTCATTCTCTACTTGAAATAACCAAATCCAGTATCTTGGATCAGTAAAGAAAAAGATAGCATCTGGTTTTTCATGTTTGATTAAATCTCTAATCAATTCAGGAGTACCATAACCATCAACAGGAAGAATTTTAACCCATGAATCTGTTATACCAGCATGATTGTTGGTATCTTCAGCTACATCAATTACTTTTCCTTGTTCTGGGTGTTTAATAGCAGCTCCAACATTGAACCAATTATACCTGTGAGCTGTTCCAATTACAATTTCTCTTGCCATTGTAGCGATACCAGAATGCATTCTAATATCATCGCAAAGAAATAAGATCTTTTTCCTTTGTTCTTGGGGAATGTAACCTTCTTTCATTAACCTAATTTTAGTTGTTTTTAATTATTCACTAATAGTAGCCTTTTTTTCCAAATTCAAACTGCTGTGGTTATGTACTTGTTTTCTAAATTCTTCATCTGTAAGGTATAGATGCATTGCTCTATCTGTTAGTTTTTGAAGTGAAAATTTAGTACGTACACACATAACTTTGAATTCGTCGAACAAGTGTCCATGTACTTTAACACTTGTGAGCTGTAACTTATTTTTTTCCATAGCCGATTTTGATATAAATATATACATCAATACAAAAACTATGCTACTTCAAAAAATTTCTTTTGAGGAATGTTTTTATCACATAAATCCGGTTTATCATTAAACGGACACCATGTACAATTATCTTTACTTACGTTTTTCATTTGCTCATGGGTTCTATAAACTCCATCTTCAAAAAATGCTTCACTTAAAAATTCTTCAAAGTGAGTCATTATTTGCTTACGTTTGATTTTACCACTAGCAGGAGCCCATAATTGAATTCTTGGAATTACATAATCATCGTTTTCCCAAATTTTACGTTTAACAATAAAATACTGAACATCGATTTTATCAACATCAATTTTATATTGTTTAGCAAAGAATTCTTTATACAATAGTATTTGTGATATAACTGATTCGTCTTTTTTCTTTTTATCATTCCATCCACTACGAGATGTTTTGATATCATAAATGATTACTTTATCTAAGTCTTCATCATACAAAACAAAATCAATATAGCCTTTTAGGAATATGTTTTTAGTTAAACCAACCATTAAAGGCATCTCAATACCTAACAATCTCATATTACGTACTGAGAAGTATTTATTTCTGTTTTTCTTAAACCAATCTATAATTGCAACTCCATCTTCATAAAATTCTTTCATTTCTTCAGGAGATGAAAAATGCGTTTTAACTTTATTATATTCTTCTTTATAGATTGTTCTAAAACGTTCTTTAAAATGCTCAACAATATCTATTCTGTCAGCAGCAGCACCACTTTGATTATACATTATTTCAAAATAATGCTGGAGTGATTCATGCATTGCTGTTCCAAATACTGTATGGATTGATGCTTGATAAGGAGCTAAGTTCTTAATATAAGTTAAGTACCACTGATGTGGGCATCTTCTGTATATTGAATATTGAGAATAGGATACACTATTTTGACTACCATAATTCAATTCAGGCAGTTTAGTTTCCTTAATTAGTTTTTCAACATCAGTTAGTTTTTTCTTAGCCATATATTTTTCTTATCTCCATTCCTAAATCAGCATTGTTTGGATATTGCTTAACTAAGTCTTGAATTGTATTTAATGTAGTAATTTCTTTTTTTAGGTATTGAGCTAAGTCAAGTGCTTCTTCATAAGCATGCTGAAGCATGTTTTGGTGATTGTTTTCAGCTAGGGTAGTATTGTATTTATCTAATCCTCGTTTAGCACGAGCGGATAAATCTTCCATTACTTCCCAAGTAATATCATCACTTGGTCTTTCTATTCTTTTTAGTACTTGATGCATTTTTAGTTTTTTTAGGTTTTTTAGTAGCCACGTAACCCTGAGTTTCATTAAAGGTACGCTCTATTTCTTGCTCCTCCAAAAGAGGAAGCACATCAATAACTTCACGTGTGCTACACATATAGTACTTTGCCAATGCGTTTACTTGTTCCTGATTAATTGATTTGGTTGATTTTACATAACGGAAGAATGATTTGCTTTTTGGAAGTAATCCACAATAAAACTCATATAATTTACCTTTAGGCAATACATAACGTTGAGCAATATTTACTACGTCAACATAGTCGCGTTTCATTGAAATGAATCTATTAATCATGTAAGGATTAAATGATTCCTTAGCATCATCAGTAAATTCATTCCAAGGACGCTTTGTGCCAGTAATTTCATTTAACCAATCAAAAATTGTCATTATTCAGCTTTAGGCGTTCTCAAATCAGCAGGTAAAAATTCCTCATTAACGTGTCCACATTTTACACAGTAAAAAGTAGGAATAGGAATAATACCATCCTGAGTTGTGCCTGTAAGGAATTTAGATGCTTTACGCAATACTACTCCTTCCTGAAAGGCTTGGCTACCACATTCTTCACAGATGAGTGGAGTGGTTTTGTCTAACGAAATGTTGAGTTGAACTCTTTCTTGTGACATTTTATATTGTTGTTAATTTAGCAATGCAACCCATAAAATTGATTTCCTTATCTGGGGCTGTTACAGATTGGAATTGGTATTCGGCTATGGCAATAATAATTTCTGGTTCGCTATATTTTTCAAATAGCATTCTATATAAATTATTAAAGTCTTTTATATTATTATCTGCTACAATTTGTCTAATAGTAGCAAATGCATCTTTTTTATCTAATGCCTCTATAATTTGTTGAGGATAATTTACTTCTCCTAATTTATCCACAACTAAAGCATTTTTACGAACTGAACCTTGAATTGTGTTTAGAGCACGTCTAATATCAGGATATGTTTTTTTAACTATAATAGATAAATCCTTAGTATCAAATTCAATACCTTCCTTATCAAGAATGATGGCTAAATGTTTAGCCATTTGTTTAATTGGAGGTGAACTCAATTCATATATTGTAAGACGTGATTGTAACGGCTCAATAATACGTTCAACAAAATTACACGTAAAAATAAAACGTGTATTACCACTAAATGACTCGATAATATTTCTAAGTGCTGCTTGAGCATTAATAGTTAAAAAATCAGCTTCATCTAAGATAACAACCTTAATAGGTTGAAATGTAGCGGCTGAGGCAAATTGTTTAACATTTTCTCTAATTGTGTCAATACCATTTTCATCACTACAATTAATTTAGCGGCTGTTGTTTTACCAGTACCTGGTGAGCCATGTAGTAATAAATTGGGTAAATTACCTTCATCAATCCATTTTTGTAAATCAGCAATGAAATGTTCATTGCCAATATAACCTTCAAGTGTGTCGGGTCTGTATTTTTCGACAAATAATGTATGTTTACTCATACACTCAATATACAAACTTTTATTTAGATAACCAAAATTATCTTAACATATTATCTACATCTGTGAGAGGAGAATCCCATAAGTTAATAGCGATTGCTTTACGGGTGCCTTTAGTTACAGGAGTAACTGCATGTAATTGACTAGCATCAAATATAACTAATCGATTATATTTTGCTTCAATTAACTCATAGGGAGCATTGAAGTCAGTATCGTGTGTTTTCCATACTTTAAGATATCCACCTTCCATTTCGTCATTACAAGGATCAGGATAAAAAATAGTTCCTATTTTTGGAGTGACTATTTTTCCTGTTTCTTCCCATAATTTTTCATCTTTATCAAAGTGAGATATTAAAGAAAATTCACCACCATCATTACTAATAGTTTCATTTGCCTTATATGTACCTACCCAGTGTTCAAATCCACTTAACGAAATGCGTTCGTGCATTGGACAATGATCACGCCAAATATAAGTAATAAGATGTTGACGGAGAGTTGTTGCTGCATTATTCCACCAACCATCATACCAATGGTATCCTAATTTCCAAAATTCTTCTGATTGTTGGATTTGACGTAGCAAATCAGTATCTCTTACAAAACCGTCTATTATTATCATGAATATAAATATGAGAGGAGAAAATTAAAGTTGTTGTTCTTTGACTTATTTTATTTTAGTCTTTTAATAATTGTTTTGTATATGTTGACTTAGCGGTCAACTTGTTTTCTAATCTGTCCATACGTGAGTCTATAATTCCAACAAGACTGTCATGACGATCATTCATATCTCTATAAATCCCTTCTCGAATATCGTTCATATCTCTATAAATGTGAGATTGATTGTGATCTATGCGTCTTGAAATTTCATCAAAATTTACTTGTACTTTTCTTACCTTAACGAAAGCATAAACAGCAACTATTGCTAAAGCAATAACCACCACAAATGCTATCCCTAAAATGAATGATAGTGTTTCCATAATTTGTTTCTCCTTATATGTCAAAGAACAACAACTGTACCTGAGGCCGGAATCGAACCGGCACGGGCATTACTGCCCAAGAGATTTTAAGTCTCTCTTGTCTACCTGTTTCAACACTCAGGTATAAATTAAAATATCTTATCTTTTTTTCTTCTTGCTTCTTCAGCTTCTTTATAGAGACGGATCCATGTTAATGTAACATCTACAACCATCAAGATAGGAGCCAACACCAATACAGATATTGAATCTAAACCTGGGTTTATTCCTAATCCTCCAGGCATTGCATCTCTATTCCATCTTTTAATAAGATGATAGAAACAATACACAACACTAATAACGTAAAATATCCAAAACATAACTTAAAAATTTTAAAATTTGCGGAGGCCCAGGGATTCGAACCCCGGTTACAGTTTCCCGTAATTCAGTTTTCAAGACTGACGCATTCGACCGCTCTGCCAGACCTCCGTCGGTGATTACTTCACCTCAGCAGCTACAGAATCAACTTTTGTTGAGTCAACAGCTACAACTGTAGTATCAACAGATACTGCAGTAGAATCAACTTTGGCTTCAGTAGAAGCGCCATTACCACCACAAGCTACCAATGTAGTTGCTACTAGCAATGCGAACACGAATTTTTTCATACTTGTTTTTTTTAGTTTAAAATATAACTTATTCCCCGTAAATATATGACAATAAATTAGGGTATCCAAATTTTCTTTGAAGAAAGGATTTTTTCTGTAGATTGATAGTAATTATTATAACTTAGATCGTTATGATTAAATCCAAATAAGATGTCACGTGTAATTTCTGATGGGGTTAGGTTCAATTTAACAACGTTACGGGGATGTAAATCATCATAGTATAGCTTATTTGAATTAAATACTGGTTGAGTTTTTAAATCATCCCAAGGTAACTTCATATAATTTTCTTCTTTAGCATATATTCCTATTCTATAAGTAGAGTAATATGATGCTCTTGCTTCATCAGCAGTTAACATAGATATAAACCCAATGTGTTTATTATTTGAAGATAATGAAGGAGAAAAATCAGAAACTATTGTTACGTAGCATTTATGTTTATTAGCAAATTCTTCTATTATTGGAAGAGTCTCTAAGTGAAAATTAACATCTGAATTTTCAACCCATATGGCTACTTTTTTACCATATAAATCAAATCTATCCCAACCTACTTTAACTATTTTATTGTTTTGAAATCCTAATACTTCAATATACCAATCAGTATAAAACTTTCTAGGTGTTTCATACCAGCTATTCCCCCATATAGCCTTTTGATCTACTAATTCTTTTCTATCGCCTATTACTTCGTAATAACGAATTAAAAATTCTCCCCATTTTTCAGATTCATTTGTTTTTACTTCAACAAAGGGACCAAAAAAGTAATCATGGTATTTAATATTAACTAAGGGCCAACTAGTCTGCAACATATAACATATTATTTATAATTAAATAATCAATAGAACCTTTTTCTAAATGAGCAAATGCCTGCTCAGGAGTATTAATTATAGGTTCACCATGTCCATTAAAAGATGTATTAATTAAAACAGGAATACCTGTTGCTTTATTATAAGCATCTAGTATAGTGTGAAATACAGGATGAATATCTTCTTTTACTATTTGAGGACGAGCAGTACCATCTAAATGAACTACTGCTGGTATTTTATTTTTCCATTCTTCCTTTACATCATAACATAATGTCATAAATTCAGCAGCAAATTCAGATGATCTGATCTCAAATACTTCTTTTGCTTTGTCTTTTAAAACAATAGGGGCAAAAGGCATTGTTTCATCTCTTCCAAATCGCTTATTAAGATAAGAATGATTTCCTCTGTCTGTTGTTTCCATTATAACACTTCTATTACCAAGTGCTCTAGGACCCAACTCAAATCGACCATTGAATATAC